ACTATCAATGAGTTACTACCACTACTTGGCGACGGGGATATTATTATTGATCATGGCAATAGCAACTTTAAGGATTCTCGCAGGAGGGCAGAATGGCTTTCTAAGTATGGCATCCAATATATTGACTGTGGTACTAGTGGTGGAGTTTACGGTCTGGAGCGTGGATACTGTCTTATGGTTGGTGGTGCAACTGGAGCAGTATCTGTCTGTGCCCCCATTTTCAGGGCACTCGCACCTGGTATTGCCTCTGCACCCCGCACAGACCCCCACACTAGGGCAACCAGTGCTGAGTACGGTTGGTTACATTGTGGAGGGCCTGGCGCAGGTCATTTCGTGAAGATGGTTCACAACGGAGTCGAATATGGCATCATGCAAGCGTATGCCGAAGGGTTTAACATTCTTCACCATGGTGATCTTGGTTCCCAATATGTTAAAGCGGGTGATGCTGAAGTTGCCCCAATGGATAATCCTAGGGATTATCAATATGATATTGACTGTACTGAAGTGGCTGAGCTTTGGCGTCGTGGTTCTGTTGTTGGCAGTTGGTTACTTGATCTTACCGCTGATGTACTACGACACGATCATGACCTTAGCAAATTCGATGGGGGAGTATCAGATAGTGGTGAAGGTCGTTGGACTCTTCACGCTGCTGTGGATCTTGGTGTACCCACACCTGTTATCTCTGCCGCACTATTTGAACGCTTTAATTCTCGCAGATTGGGGGAATTCGGAAACAAAATCTTAAATGGAATGAGGTATATGTTTGGGGGACACAATGTTAGGTGAAGCACTCAAATGGCTTGCCATCCCGTTTGTACTTTCCACGGTATATTTCGGGATACGAAAAGGTGAAAATGTCTACTACGAAAGCGATAACTACAATGGAAACGGAACTGCTCACTAAGGGCATTGTTATATTTGGCGCAACAGGAGATTTATGTAAAAAGAAATTAATACCAGCACTGTATGAACTCTGGAAGAAAGGTCTTCTTCCAGATAATTTTTTAATTACTGGATGTGCTAGGAGAGATCCTGGCGTACAAGTATGGAAAGAATCTCTTGGGGAGTATCCCGATGAATTCTTACATCATCTAGATTATGTCTGTGCTGATCTGGAGAATGTTGAATCACTTCAGCATCTACCAAGTTACCTAGATGATACAACTTATTTTCTATCCGTACCACCAGAGAGGTATGAAAATGCAATCATCAATCTTAAAGAAGCTGGCAAGTTCGATGACCCTGACCACTCCAGAGTGGTTATCGAGAAACCCTTTGGGACTAATTTTAAATCTGCTAGTGCTCTACAGTCAGTGGTGGAGCGATGTCTACGCGAGAAACAAGTATATCGCATTGACCATTATCTCGGTAAAGATACTGTTAATAACATCCTTGCCACCCGTTTTAGCAATATACTACTGGAGCCACTTTGGAACAGGCAGTACATAGAAGAAGTTCAGATCTTTGCATCCGAAACTATTGGTTGTGAAGGTCGCTCACAATACTACGAAACATCTGGTGCCATTCGTGACATGTTGCAGAACCACATTCTGCAGGTGCTAGCACTCATAGCAATGGAAGCTCCTTGTAAGATGGATGCTAGGGAATGCAGACGTGAGAAGACAAAAGTCCTAGCAGCAACTAGAATATCCGATAACGTTATCTTTGGGCAATACGATGGTTACCGTAATGAAGAGGGTGTTAATCCTGACAGTGGCACTCCTACCTATTTTGCTGGGACTCTTTTCGTCGATAACTGGCGTTGGGAGGGAGTACCTTTTAATGTATTGACTGGTAAGAAGTTACCATATCAATGTGTGGAGGTCGTTATTAAACTAAAGGCACCACCACTTAAATTATATGAGGGTGAAGTAAATGATCGTATTGTTATGCGTTTACAACCTAATCCTCACCTAGATATTAGGATGGACATTAAGTCACCTGGATTAAATGATGATCTAGAACGTGCCACTCTAACACATGACTATCCACAAGATAGGGCAATTGATGGTTACGAGAAACTTCTCTTTGATTCTATCAATGGTGACCAATCACACTTTGTCCATGCAGAGGAAGTCATGGAATCATGGAGGATCGTAGAAGATCTTCTATGTACTGGTGACTCTTGTAAGGTTCGCACTACTCCTTACTTGTACCTTGGTGGTTGGGGTCCACAACACAAAAGTGATTTTATAACTAATTGGGATTATCCAGCATGAGAACTGAAATTTTAAAAGCACTTAAAGCAGATGCTTTAGGTAATATTGAAAAGGCAAGATTAAATATTGAGATTTATCTCAAGAATCCTGTAGGTATTGGTGAACACCCTGACGTGCTTGCTGCTATCCAAGATCAAGTTGATCTTATTGCTAAGGAAGAAGAACGTATTCAAGTTCTACAGAAGTATTTCGATTCATGATGAGCGGATTATTTGTATTTTCTTTCATCTCTTTATTGTGCTACGCAATGCACATTACATGGCCACTACCTTATAGGAAATAATTATGGCAATACTAGCGACACTTTCTCTGATGGCAGTAGCAGTTTACGGTGCATACAAACTTACACCTAAGAAATAATGACACACGTATTACTATTTGTTCGACACACAATGGAATCCCCATTGTCGTTAGGTTTCCTATCCCTGATATTAGTCGTAATTCCAATCATAGGAATGGATCTGGTACATAAATATAGGTGGGAACACTGGGAACCTTTCCATAAAAATCATGTATAGGGAACCACATCTTCAACAGAAGAGTGATGAATGTGCCCAACTGTGGAGGGAGTGGGAACGCTTGTGGCGAAAAAAGCACTAGGTGCGCCAGAGGCGAGACGAAGATGGTGTGAGTGTTGTGAAGAATTTGGTACAATGTGTCATTTAGAAGCAACAACCAATCCCAGATATAAAGATATGAAATACCATTGGAATGAATCTCATACTCCGCCCACTTGATAACGCAAATGATCCTGTCTGGTCAGTGATAATATTACTGATCATTCTTTTGGTTGGAGTTGCGTATTACATATATACCATCATGAACTATGCATTCAAGGAGCTAGAAAATGGGCGCAATGACACCCCCAAGTCGGAAGAGCTGTTACAACTTCCGAGTAGTGGAGATTAACCGTGTTCTTGACGGCGATACTATTGATGTCACCATTGATCTTGGGTTTGACTTATACAAGAAAGAAAGAGTTAGAGTTGCAGGAGTTGATACGCCAGAGAAAAGAACGAGAGATCTAGAGGAGAAAGCACTTGGAAAAGACGCAACCGAATGGCTCAAAGCGAAACTGGAGGGTGCGATTTCTGGTGATGATGAGTTGTCTGTTAGGACTGAACTTGTTGGTGGCGTCGGTAAATATGGCCGTCTTCTTGGCTGGTTATACATTGGGGACGCAACAGTGTCCCTCAACGAAGCTATGATTGAAGAAGGGTATGCATGGGCATACGATGGTGGTACAAAACAAAAGGACTTTGAAGAATTAAGAGAAATAAGGAGAAAACATGGTACGCTCGTCGATTGATCTATAATGGATATACCACACGAAGACGAATATGATTTTATAATGTATATCCGAATTGATGAGATACGAATGCTGTACGATCACATATGCTATGCAATACAAACATGGCCTGGATCACCTGCTAGACCAGCAGAGGAACAAGAGTATCTTCTTGGACTAAAGAATCGATTATTTGCAATGCTTGCAGATTACAATTTTTCCAATATGAATATTGATTTATGACTAAAGAATTTTCCGATTTTAAGTTAGAAAGAAAGGAGTGTGAAAAATGTGGAGCAACTTGGATTAATGGTAAACATGTTTGGAGAGGTACAGGTGGATCATCTGATTCATCTGAGTTAGATCTTGCTGGTCTTGTTTGTAACAAGTATGGCAATGATCAATGTATCAACCCAATGAGGGGTCAAGATGGTGGACAAACATGGGATTACCGTGCAGGATATATTGACGGTATGATCAAAGGTAAGAAGGATGCCATCAATGAAATGAATGATAAATTTGGAGATCTCTAAATACTAGTGGTGAACTAGAATTTTGTTGTGTCAACTAACGATGTATATTTGGGGAACCCGAACCTAAAGAAAGCGGGAACCCCAATACAATTTACAAAAAAGCAAATTGATGAGTGGATCAAGTGTAAGAATGATCCCATCTACTTTGCAATGAATTATATTAAAATCATCTCGCTGGACGAAGGTTTGGTTCCCTTCAGCATGTATGGTTTTCAAAAAGAGATTTTGCGTGACTTCCATGAAAACAGATTCAACATTGCAAAACTCCCAAGACAGACAGGTAAAAGTACCACTGTGGTTGCCTATCTTCTTTATTATGCAATTTTTTATGATAGCGTCAACATTGGTATACTTGCAAACAAAGCATCTACCGCTAGGGAACTGCTAGGTAGATTGCAGTTGGCATATGAGAATTTGCCAAAGTGGATGCAACATGGTATCCTAGTGTGGAACAAAGGTAATGTGGAGTTGGAAAATGGATCAAAGATATTGGCAGCTTCTACATCTGCAAGTGCTGTCCGAGGCATGTCGTTCAATATCCTCTTCCTCGATGAATTTGCGTTCGTTCCAAATCATGTTGCGGAGCAATTCTTTGCCTCTGTTTATCCTACTATTACTTCTGGTAAATCAACGAAAGTAATTATCATCTCTACTCCTAACGGAATGAATCACTTCTACAAGATGTGGGAGGATGCTAGGAGAGGAAAGAATGATTATGTTACAAATGAAGTACACTGGTCACAAGTTCCTGGCAGAGATGCTAAATGGAAAGAGGAGACAATTAAGAATACATCTCCTAGACAGTTCGCACAGGAGTTTGAGTGCGACTTCCTTGGATCTGCAGATACATTAATCAGTCCAGCGAAACTCCAAACCATACCGTTCGCTGACCCAATTAAGAGCAATGCAGGACTGGATATATACGAGAGAGCAGAAAAGGATCACGAATATATTATTACTGTTGATGTTGCCAGAGGTATCGGTGGTGACTACAGTGCTTTCGTCGTGTTTGATATCACCACGATGCCGTATAAGATCGTTGCAAAGTACAGAAATAATGAGATTAAACCTGTACTGTTTCCGTCCGTTATCTTCCAAGTAGCGAAGGAATACAACAACCCATATATTTTAGTTGAGGTAAATGATATTGGAGACTCTATTGCTGCTACTCTTAATTACGATCTCGAATACCCCAATGTCCTCATGTGTGCAATGCGTGGACGTGCTGGTCAAGTTGTTGGACAAGGATTCTCTGGTCAAAAAACACAGTTAGGTGTCAAGATGAGTGTAACCGTTAAGAAGATCGGTTGCTCTAATCTCAAAGCTATTATCGAAGAAGATAAATTAATATTCAATGACTTTCAGATCTTCCAAGAACTTACTACGTTTGTACAAAAGAAACAAGCGTGGGAAGCAGACGAGGGATATCATGATGACCTTGTGATGTGTATGGTATTGTTTGCATGGTTAGTCATGCAAGAATACTTCAAAGAGATGACAGATCAGGATATTAGAAGGAGAATCTACGATGAGCAAAGAAATCAAATTGAACAGGATATGGCTCCTTTTGGGTTTATTGATGACGGCATGGGTGACGACACCTTTGTGGACAGAGATGGAGATCTATGGGCATACGGTGATAAACAGGAAGAAGTGGGATACATGTGGAACTACTAATGGATATTGGGGATCAGTTCAGTCTAGAACATCTTCTTTTTCGCGAGAGAAAATGTAGGTCATGTGGCAAAACTAAGAATCTAATAGAAGATTTTTACATGACTCGCAAAACTAAAAAGGGTCACCCATCTGCATATGCATATGAATGTAAGGACTGTACAGTCAAAAGGGTTATGACATCTAGGAAAAAGAGAGATCCGTTTGCTGACTGGGGGTATCCCGACTGGTAGTTCATGCAGAGTTCACCACCTTAGAGAAGTCAAAAAATCTAAATAGATTTAGATAATTTTTGGAGTATCCAAGGAGAAAAACATGGCAAGTCAAGTCTCGCCTGGTGTTGTTATTAGAGAACGTGATTTATCAAATGCAGTAGTCGTAGGTGCATCATCTATTACCGCAGCATTTGCTTCCAGTTTTAAAACTGGCCCAGTAGGCACAATTACACAAATTAATTCCGAGAGAGAACTAATCGACACCTTCGGTTCTCCTGCAGAGGAAAACGCAGCAGATTGGTTAGTCGCTGCAGAATTCCTAAACTATGGTGGTCGTCTAGCAGTGGTTCGTGCAGAATCTGCTGTTGACAACGCGACTGCTTCAGGAACAGGTGTTCTAGTAAAATCAAAAGCAGATTTCGATGCTGGCGTAGGTTCCAGTGAGAAGTTTATCGCACGTTCAGCAGGTGCTGATGGTAACAACCTTAAGGTTATTATCGTAGACCGTGGTGCAGATCAAATTCTTACACTCGATGCTGCTCATAACTCTGCTCCTTCAGTAGGTGATGCAATCACCGTTGGTGGTAAAGCAGGTAAAGTTTATTCCATCTCTGCTGATGGTTTAACAGTTGCAGTTGTTCTAGACACACCAACAACTTTAATCGCTGTTAACGACACCATTGCTGGTGCTGGTGCAGCAAGTGCTGATCTAACTGTAACTGCAGTAAAAGGTTGGTACAACAATACAGAGATTGCATCGACAGGTTTAAAACTATCTGCGATTGCTCCACGTCCTGGCACTTCTGCTTGGGCATCTGAGCGTCATCTCAAGTATGATGAAGTTCACGTTGCTATCTTAGACGAGAGCACAAACACAATCGTAGAAAGATTGACATATCTTTCTAAAGTATCTGATGCAAGAACTGCAGAAGGTGCTTCTAACTTCTATAAGGATTCTATTAACGAATTCGCTTCCAACATTTACAGTGGCGCAACACTAAGTGGTGCTGATGTTGCTGCTTATGGTGCTGGTGCTTGGGGCGGTACTGCTGCTTCTTACAGTGCTACTGCTGCATCTCCTGTAACTTTAGGTCTATCTACTGTAAGAGAGTACGGACTAACTGGTGGTAGTGATGACTACAACTACACCGTTGGTGAAATCGATGCTGCATATGACAAGTTCTTGGATACAGAAGATGTATCGATTGACTTTGTTCTAGGTGGTGGTTCTATCACATGGGCAACTGGCGAAGCTGGTTATGCTGATGCACAAGCAGCAACCCTTGGTAAGTATGCATCTGTTGTTGCACTTGCAACTTCTAGAACTGATTGCATCGCATTCGTTTCTCCTTACGTTGGCAACCAAGTTGCTACTTCTGGAAACGCAGCATTGAGTTCTGCAGCACAGAGAGATAACACTATCGCATTCTTCGATGGTTTACCTTCTACTTCTTATGCAGTATTCGATAGTGGTATCAAGTATACCTATGATCGTTTCAACGATAAGTATCGCTATGTTGCATGTAACGGAGACGTTGCTGGTCTATGTGTAAGAACTTCACTTTCACTTGCTGACTGGTATTCTCCTGCAGGTGTTAACAAAGGTGCTTTACGTAACGTAGTTAAACTTGCCTACAATCCTGGTGCAGCAGATAGAGATGACCTTTACACTTCTAGAGTCAACCCTATCGTTTCTCTTGCTGGATCTGGTCCTGTTCTATTCGGTGATAAGACAGCATTGTCTTCTCCTTCTGCATTCGACAGAATCAACGTCCGCCGTCTATTCCTCAACATTGAGAAGAGATCTAGACAACTTGCTAGAGGCGTACTATTCGAGCAAAATGATTCGCTCACCCGTGGTGGCTTCTCTTCTGCTATGAATGGGTTCCTTGCCCAGATCAGAGCTGACAGAGGCTTAACTGACTTCTTCGTCGTTTGTGACGAAAGCAATAACACTGCTTCGGTTATTGATGCTAACGAGTTCGTTGCTGAACTTTATCTACAACCCACTCGCTCCATCAACTATGTAACAGTTACACTAACTGCTACAAGAACTGGAGTTTCCTTCAGTGAAGTTATTGGTAGATAATTAATAATAATCAGATAAACGTAACGAGGTAAAAACAATGCCACTTCCATCAAGTATCGACGGATTTCTAGGTAAAATTAAACAGGGCGTCAAGCCCAATATGTTTGAGGTAGAGATCCAGTTCCCACAAAACTACAAAGTCAACACTGATGACATCCAACTTACAAACTTACTTTGTAAGTCCACGAACCTTCCTGGTTCTAACTTAGGTGTTATCGAAGTTCCTTTCAGAGGTAGAACTGTCAAGATTGCGGGTGACCGCACATTTGACAACTGGAGCGCAACATTCTTCAATGACAAGGACTTCAAAGTCCGTGGTTTCTTTGAAGAGTGGTCCCAGTTCATCAACACTCACGAGAAGAACACTGCTCCTAGATTCATTCCTGAATTTGGTGACTCTGGTTACATGGCAACCATTAAGGTCCATCAACTAGAAAAGAATGCTACTGAGCCTGGTGGTTCTATTATTAGAACTTACAGTTTGATGCATGCATTCCCAACTTCTGTATCTTCCATCGACCTTGCTTATGATAGCAATGACCAGATTGAAGAATTCACAGTTGAGTTCCAAATGTCTTACTGGGAAACTAGCGGTAACACTGCTGCCAATGCAGCTTCTGCTGCAAACAGTGGTGGAAACACAGTAACCGCATAATCAGGGGAATTCTTAACCTGATAAATAGTTGGAAGCATACTTATTTGAATAGGTAATCATGAGTCAGTTATTTGGCTTCCAAATTAATCGCAAGGAGGGTCAGAAGGGTCAGTCCCCTGTCCCTCCTAATGCTGATGAGGCAATTGCCGTAGCAGCAGGCGGATATTATGGAACATATGTGGACACGGACAATCAAGCTCGTAATGAGTTTGAGATGATCCGTCGTTATCGTGACATGGCACTACATCCTGAGGTTGATAGTGCAGTTGACGAAGTTGTTAACGAATTTATTGTAAGTGATGCTTACGATTCTCCAGTAGAAATTAATCTAGATAATCTAGATGCTGGAATGAGTATCAAAAAGAAAGTTCGAGATGAATTTTCTCACATCTTAAAGATGTTGAACTTTGACAATCGTGCTCATGAGATTGTCAGATCTTGGTATATTGACGGACGTTTATATTATCACAAGGTTATCGATTTAGATAATCCAAAGAAAGGTATTACGGAACTTCGATATATTGATCCAATGAAGATCAAGAAGGTCCGACAAAAAATTGAAAACAAACCGAAAGATTCTCTAGCTCGCCAAGCAATCAAGGGCACTGCACTTGAGTATGAATACGGAACGTTTGTTGATTACTATCTCTACAATCCAAAAGGATTCTATAAAGGTGGTGTTTTGGGACCAGTTGGTGACATGTCATTGTCACAAGGTGTCAAGATGGCAACTGATTCTATCACGTTCTGCCCATCTGGACTACAAGATTTAAACAAAAGAATGACTCTTGGTTTCCTACACAAGGCAATCAAGACACTCAATCAACTTAGAATGATTGAAGATTCAATTGTTATCTACAGATTGTCTCGTGCTCCTGAACGTAGAATTTTCTACATTGATGTAGGTAATCTACCTAAGGTAAAAGCGGAACAATATCTTCGTGA